TTTAATACAATTAACAGACGCAACATTATCAAATGGTAACAATTCTTGTGCTTATGGTAGTGCAGGTTCAAGAGCAGTAATGCTAGGAACTTTAGGAATGTCATCTGGTAAATATTATATGGAATTTAAAATTTCTGCTTCTTCTACTTCCCCATGTAATGGTTCTGTCGGTGTAATAAATGGTAGTGATAACTCAAATATGGGTACTTACTTAAATCAAGATAATTCAAAATATCAAGGTGCAGGTTATCAATTATGGGATGGAAATAAAAACATAAATCAAACAGGTTCAGCTTATGGTGCAACAGTAACAACTGGAGATATAGTTGGCATGGCTGTGGATATAGATAATAAAGCATTATATTTTCATAAAAATGGTGCATATCAAAATAGTGGTTCACCAACATCTGGTGCTAGTAAAACTGGTGCTATTGATTTTTCAAGTTTAACAGATAATGGTTTTTGGTTTCCTTTAATTTCAGATGCTTCTGGAACGCAAACAATGACTTATCAATGTAACTTCGGCAATGGTTTGTTCGGAACAACAGCAGTATCTAGTGCAGGAACTAACGCAAGTGGAAATGGAATATTTGAATATGATGTACCAACAGGCTATACTGCTTTATCAACTAAAGGATTAAATTTATAATGGCATATACTACAATTAAAAAACCTTCTGATTATTTTAATACTAAACTTTATACAGGTAATGCTTCAACACAATCTATTACAGGTGTAGGATTTCAACCAGACTTTACATGGATTAAAAATAGAGATAGTGTTACTGGTCATAGAATAATAGATGCAGTTAGAGGAAACACTAAAACTATTTATACAAATGCTACACAAGGAGAAGAAACTGTATCAAATATGATGACCTCTTTTGATAGTGATGGATTTAGTTTAGGTAATGATGGTGGTGTTAATGGTAATGGAAATGGTATTGCATCATGGAACTGGAAAGCAAATGGTGCAGGTTCAGCTAATACAGATGGTTCTATAAATTCTACAGTTTCAGTTAATACTACAGCAGGATTTAGTATTGTGTCTTATACAGGAACAGGTTCGGCAGGTGCAACAGTTGGACATGGTTTAGGAACTACACCTTCTATGATTATAGTTAAAAATAGAAGTTCTAGTGTTAATTGGTCTGTTTATCATAAAGATGCTTTTACATCTCAATCAGCTCCCGGAGTATTATATCTAAATACAACAGCAGGAAAAGCTAATGATACAAATGTTTGGGGTAACTCAACTGTTACTATAAACAATAGTGTATTTAGTTTAGGAGATTATGGGGGAACAAATGGGTCAGGAAATAATTTAATTGCCTACTGCTTTGCAGATGTACAAGGCTACTCAAAATTTGGAAGCTATGCTGCTAATGAAAATACTGATGGAACATTTGTTTACACAGGATTTAAACCTGCTTGGATTTTAGTTAAACAATCAAATCTTGCTAGAGATTGGTTTATATTTGATAGCAAAAGAGATACATCTAATGTTGTTAGAAAACAATTAGAAGCAAATAGTGCAGGAGTAGAAGATGCTTATGATAATTTAGATTTTCTTTCTAATGGTTTTAAAATAAGAACTACAAGTGCAACATTAAATGATGCTGGTGGAACATACATTTACATGGCATTTGCCGAAGAACCTCTAGTCGGAGATAACCCTGCAACAGCGAGATAATTAATTATGACAAAAGCAAGAGATTTAGCAAATATAATATCTGGTGGATTTGATGCTACAGATATACCAAATTTAGATACTGCTAAAATTACAAGTGGTACATTTGCAGACGCTAGATTACCTGCAACAGCATTAAATAGTAATGTAGATTTAACAACTTTATCAGCAAGTAATTTAACTTCTGGTACAGTTGCAACAGCTAGACTTGGTTCTGGTACTGCAAACTCATCTACATTTTTAAGAGGAGATAATACATTTGCTACTGCAGGAGAAACTAATACACCAATGTTTTTCGTAAGTGGTAGTAATCAAACAATCTCTCATAACAGTAATACTAAAATGACAATTTCTTCAGAAAGTTATGATACAGATAACTGTTTTGATTTAGGGTCAAATAATAGATTTACTCCAAATAAAGCTGGGAAATATTTTTTTACATTAAGTCTATTCTCACCAGATACTGACGATATAAATTATTGGACAGCAAACGTTAAAAAAAATGGTGGTTCTGGGGGTGGTTTTTCTGGAGTACAAAGAGATTATAATAATGTTTGTTACAATGGTATATTAACAGCAAACGGAAGTAGCGATTATTTTGAAGCATTTTGTGAACAAGAAAGTGGTAGTAACCGAACTATTTCAGTAAGTGAATTTAGTGCATTTTATATAGGCAATTAGAATTAAGGAGAATAATAAATTATGGCAAATTTTAGTACAAAAACAAAACTTTATTTAGAAGCAAACTCAAAAACTTGGGATAAAACAAAAGTATCTTTACAAGATGATATGGTTGATGGAGTTAGTTCTCCTTATATTAAAACTTGGGATTATGATATTGCTAAACCTACTGCTGAACAAATCGCAAGTTATGAAACTGCTGGTAACACATTAGAAACAAACAACACAGTAATAGCTACAAGAAAAACAGCTTATGGTTCTTGGGAAAGTCAACTTGAAGAAATCTATGATGATGGAATTGATGCTTGGAAAACTAGAATAGCTAAAGTTAAGTCAGATAATCCTAAATCAGAATAAAAATGAAATTTGTATTAGCTTACACAATCTGTTCGGCTATTACAGGAATGTGTAATGATACAGCTGTGTCTCCTATAGAATTCAATACATGGGGTGATTGTGGTAAAGCAGGAGCATTAGCAACTGTAGAAGTTATTAATTATAATACAGATATATTTAATAAAGAAAAATTATACGTTACTTATTTTTGCAACGAGGTAGGTGATGGTGTCTAAAAAAAAAATTCATTCAAACATAGAAGATCATAATGGTATTAGAATATCTTACCATGAAAAAGTTTGTGCAGAAAGAATGAAAACTTTGTTTAATAAAATTGACAACATGAATAAAGATATGAAAAATTTAAGGGATGATATTAGTGAACTAAAAGATTATGCAAATAAAAGTAAGGGTGGTTTTAAGTTGCTTATGGTTCTTGGTAGTCTCTTTGCTGCTACTTTAGGCTACTTTAAATATAATGGCTAGAAGAAAAAAAGCTATAGTTGGCTTAACTACAGAACTTTCTGCTCAATTACGTCTTGCAAAAGACCCTAATATATTAGTGTTTACACCCCTAGGTGGTCTTGGACCAGTAGATATTGTTACTTTAAATATGACTACAGGGGAGTATACTGCTTATGATGTTAAGTCTAAAAATTATAGAAAATCTGATAGCTATACTGCACCAGATGGATATAAAAGAAATCTTAAAGGATCTTTTATATCTAGAGGAACAACTAAAGAGCAAAAGAAACTTAACGTAAAAATAATATACGAATAATAGGAGATATAAATGCCATTCGAAATGATAACAATGCTAGGTTCTACTTTACTCGGTGGAGTAATGAGTATCTGGTCACAAAGTATTAAAGCAAAACAAGCAGAACAAAAGATGTTAATTGCTAGAGCTGATGTACAAAGACAAGGTTTTGCAGAAGCTAGAGAATTTAAAGACAAAGGTTTCCAGTGGACCAGAAGAATTATAGCATTAACTGCTGTCTTTGCGATAGTCTTGCTGCCAAAACTAATGCCTATATTCCAACCAGATGTAAGTGTAATTGTAGGTTATCTAGAATTTAAACCTGCATTTTTCTTCATACCAGAAAAAGAAGTAATGAAATGGATAACATTATCTTCAAATAGTTTAGTCATCACACCATTAGATACTAATTTAGTGTCTGCAATTATTGGGTTGTATTTTGGTGGATCTTTAGTAAAGAAATAATATGAGTAACGAAGCAACAACAATGTTTGTATCACAATATAGCAAGAAGAAACCTACACTTCTTGCTCAACAAACAGGTAAGAAAAAGAAAAAATATAAATATAAAAAGAAGAAAAAGTAATGGCTAAACAAAAATTTACACACTTTATACCTAGAGATAAACCAAAGAAACGTGGACCGGGAGTTCACAAGAAGTCATTAAATAAAAATGAGAAGAGACAAAAAAATACTAACAGATATTTGGGTCAAGGAAAATGAGATTTATTAAAGGATTAGCTTATACTTTTTTGTTTTTAATGTGGGTTACTTTGATAGCAGCAACAAGTGTGTTTATGTAATATGATTGATAGATTCTTTTATAAATTTTTTAGTTCATTAGATAATATGTTTTCATGGCTTGAGACTTACTCTGTTAAGTTTACTTCTTGGTTATGGCAATCAAGAGTTAAGCTGCTAAACAAAAAGAGAAAAAGAAAATGAGAGATAATAAAGTATTAGAATCTTTTAAAAAGAAAATAGAAAAAAATTTAAAAGAAATGAATATATTTAAAAATTTAAGACAAGAAGTTAATACTGGTGCTAATGGTACACAAGACTATGTTATTAAGAAAGGTGTTAACAAAGGTAAGATTGCAAAATGAAACGACAACACAATACATTGTTAATAGGTTTATTAGGTACAATACTTTTAGGATTATCTACTTATGTATTAATGACTATTGTAGAATTACAAGTTCATATTGGTATGCTTACTGAAGAAATAATGTCTGTTGATAAACAGATAGGTAGAATATATAATCACATGGATAGATTAAGTAATAGGTAATTATGGCTATAAGAAAAACTACTAAAGGTAAGAACGCAAACTACAGACCAACAAAGTCTGGAGCTGGTATGACATCTAAAGGTGTTAAAGCATATCGAAGAGCCAATCCCGGATCAAAATTAAAAACTGCAGTTACTGGTAAAGTTAAAGCAGGATCAAAGGCAGCTAAAAGAAGAAAATCTTATTGTGCAAGATCAGCTGGACAACTTAAAAGATCATCAGCTAAAACAAGAAACGATCCTAACTCTAGAATAAGACAAGCTAGAAGAAGATGGAAGTGTTAGTTTGAAAAAAACTTGGAAGAAACAAAAGGTACAATCATTAGTTTGTGGTGTTTGCGAGACTTGCAAAAAACAATTAATGAGTGATAATGGTGGATGGATTGTTACTGCAAAGAAAAAATATTTTTGCCATAATGGTAAAGAAGGTTCTTGCTTTGACAATTACTGTGAGTTAAACAATAGACAACATAAGGAGCAACATGAAAAAAGGTTACCACAAGACGGCTACTGGTAAAGTAGCAAAAAAAGGTTTGTATTATAATATCAATAAGAAAAAAAAATCTGGTACTTCTAATACTAAAAAAAAATCAACTATTACTGCAAAGGCTTATAAGAATATGAAGTCTGGATTTAAAAAGTAATTCTTCTTAAATCTTCGAACTCTTCCCAAATAGTATTACCAATATTCCAATATCGTTTCTTCTCTATTTTATTTTTAAGAGAGTGTAATACTGTTGTATGATCTTGGTTAAACACTCTACTCATTGAAGATACACTTACATTGTATTCTTCATGTAAAAGATTGTAGACAATACTTCTTGCTCTAACTACATCTGCAGTTCTACCTTTGCTAAACACATCGTGCTTGCTAACAGTATATTTTTGGCACACTTTATCTACAAGTTTAGAAACAACTTCTATGTTTGCATTCTTATATTTGACACCAACTTTATGTTTAACATTGCTATCTATTATTGGTTTCTTCTGTAGCAATTCTGCTGCATATAAAAACCCTTCTGAAAACCCTACCTCATATAATCTTTCTTCTTGGTTTGTTAGAAGGTAGAATGCTTTCTTAACTTTATAGACAAAGTGATTCTGGTTTAAATTTTTTTTGTGTGTATTATAGTGTTGACTTATATTTATGGTCATAGATCCCCTACAGTTTATGTTCGTTTTTTTTCAACCTTAAGTTATTATCTACTTAAATGATAACAACTGTTCTTGTGTCTTCTCTATCTGCCAAAAAAGTTTATAAGAATCTTGTTGATACTTATTTGCTTTTCTCTTGGCTTCCAGAAATTTCTGATGTTTCTTCGCTTGAAGATCCTTCAGTTTCTGAAGACGAACTTTGATGTCTTCCATCATGCTCCTTTTTCACTGTTGTAAAATCGAGTTTAACATTCTCAATTTTTACTTCTGCATTTGTTCCTTCATTGGAACTATTAGCAGCCTTCTCTATTGAATCAAATTCTTCGATTATAGTAAAACTACATTCTCCGTTCTTGATTCGAATATATTTTGTCATTCTTTTGTGCCTTTTTCAACTTCTTTTTTGATTAAAAAATCTATATACTGTTTAGCTTTTTTAAGATCTTCGATACCATTTTTTCTTTTGTATCTAGAAACATATTTAATTACATTACCTTCACAGAAATTAAAATTATTTTCAATTATAAAATCAATGGGTTCAATTTTGTTAGCAGTATAGTGTGGTGGTTCTTTTATGTTGTCAGCCATTATAAATCCTTTTTTTAAAGCAAGGTGGGGAAAACGGAAAGGGAAAAAAACCCCACCCTGCTTGATACATTCTAACTAATTAGAAAGTATATTCGTTATTAGCATCTTTTGGTTCGCTTGCAAAACTATTATTTGTAGATTTGCCTGCTCCACTAGGTGTTAAAATTATTGTCAACTCACCTTCCTTGAGATTACCATCTGGATCTTTAGATGGAAACGCAGCTTGGTTATACCATTTACCATTAACATTTACTCCAACTGTCCAGTTCTTTTCTGGATGTTTCATGTTTTTTGGACCAATATAAATTGGAACTTTATCTGCAGGAGACTTCCAATCTGGGTTCTTTTTTAAGTTAATATATATTTTTTCGGATTGATTATCCATGTTTACTCCTTGGTTATATCAACTATTGTTGATTATTTGTTAGTTTGACTTCATGCTTACTAGCTAAATCTCTGATCTGTTCGTAGGCTTTGAAGTTATTGTCTTTAAGATAAAGCACTTGATCTCTAACTTCTTTTTTAACTGCAAACAATTGTTTTTCAGTTTTAGTTGCTAGTATCTTTTTGCTTATCACTTCTACATTCACATCGTTATCTGTGTATGTAGGTTCTTCTACAGATGGCTCTGAAGAATTTTGTTGAAATGGTTTTGCATTATAACCATCTTCTAAATCCATTCCTGTTTTTAGATTTAATGCATTTAAGAAAGCATACTTTTTACTGTATGACATTGCTTGACCAGTTCCATATTTATCTAAACCACCCATTGCAGTACAACCATCAATTATAATAAAATTGTTTGGTTCATCAACGTCAGTTATTTTCATGGTGCAAGTTACGATTACAAACTTATCTGTTACATCTGTAATGTAATTACAAGTTGGATATAATCCATTTTCTAATAGAGCTGCCATCGCAACTCTTTGAACGTCATCGTGAAGTAAAGGATTAAAAGGCATACCTTTAACCTTACTTGCTTTCTTTACACCACTTGCATGATTACAAGCATTGTATAATTTTTTGTGTATGTT